TATGACAGAGAGACAACTAAAAGACCTAGACTATATAGAAGATAGAATAGTATTTTATACTGGGATAGATATAAAAAAGAATACTAGAAAGAGAGAGTATGTATATGCTAGGATGGTATTCATTAAGATAATGAGAGAGGAGTTTATGATGACTTTAGAAACCATAGGTAAGTATTTAGGTAGAGCTCACTGTACAGTAGTTTATGCCTTGAAAAATTGGGATACTATAGAGAGTTATGAGCCTAAGTATTATAAGGTCTATCAATACATACTGTTAGAGATGGAGTCAGAGCAAATATTTATAGGAAGGAAACCAATAGGAGAGAGACGAAATATAGAACAAGACATACTAAGAGTCAGAAAAACAATAAAAGATGCAGTAGAGAGACTACAAATAGCTTAGAATCAACGTTATACTATAAAAGACTAACTATGGCTTACGATACGGAAGAGATAAGAAGAGAATCTATAAGAGTAATAAAAGAGAAGAACTTAGTATTTATAGGGGATATATTTGGGTATACTGCTTTCAGTAAAAGAGTTTTCTATGACCATAAACTGCACGAATGTGACGATATAAAAAGAGCTTTATCAACTAATAGAGTTAATATGAAAGTAGATATGAGACAGAAGTGGTACGAGTCAGATAACCCTACACTACAAATAGGACTAATGAAACTCATAGCAGATGATGAGGAAGCTCATAGACTCAATGGTACAAAGAGAGAGATAAAGCACGATACAACAGACAAAGAGATAAACATAAAGATACATAGATAGTGGATGTAAATGTCAATGTAGTATTTGAGCATCTATACGACAGTCAAAAGAAAATAGTAGTAGAGCAAGGTGGTACTAGGTCAGGAAAGACTTATAACATTTTGCTCTTTATTATATTTCACTACTGCCAAGTCAATACTGGTAAGACCATAACAATATGCAGAAAGACCTTCCCAGCTTTGAGATCATCCGTAATGAGGGACTTCATAGATATACTTAAGAGCCATAATAAATACTTAGAAGCGAATCATAACAAAAGTAATAGCGAGTATAGGTTAGATGGAAACTTAATAGAGTTTATTAGTGTAGACCAGCCACAGAAGATTAGAGGTCGTAAAAGAGAATATCTATTTATTAATGAAGCTAATGAGCTAGACTATGAGGACTGGCAACAATTAGTATTTAGAACGACTGAGAAGATAGTAATAGACTTTAACCCATCAGATTTCTATCACTGGATATATGACAAGGTTATCCCTAGAGATGATGTAGAGTTTTATAAGACTACATACCTAGACAACAAATTCCTGGACTCTAGTATCATTGAAGAGATAGAGAGACTAAAAGAAACAGACGAACACTACTGGAGGATATACGGATTAGGAGAGAGGGGATACAGTAAAGCCACTATATTCAAATACTATGAAACAGACAGTGTGCCAGAGGATGCAGAGTTTGTAAGCTTTGGTCTAGATTATGGATACACTAATGATCCTACTGCTATGGTAGGGGTATGGAAGAGAGGCTATGACTTATACATAAAAGAGTATATCTACCAAACTATGATGACTGGTAGAGACATACACCAAAGACTTAAGGATATGGGTATACAGAGAGACCTCATCTTTGCAGACTCAGCAGAGCCTAGACTAAATGATGAGCTCAGAAAAATGGGATGGAATGTCAAAGCTAGTGTAAAGGGTAAGGACTCCATAAATGCTGGAATAGACCTACTAAAGAGATTCAAGATACATATCACTAAAGACAGTCACAATGCTATCCAAGAGTTTAGAGACTACAAGTGGAAAGAGGATAAGAGTGGCAAACTAACTAATCAGCCAGAGCCAAAAAATGATCACTTAATCGATAGCACAAGATACGCTTGTTATTCAATAATGAGTCAGCCAAACTTTGGTAGGTATGCTATTCGTTAAAAACCATAAATTTTACGTTATATTATTATGAAGCTAAAAATCAATGTACCTAGTGAGTTAGGAGAAATTAAACTTTCAGACTATGTCAAGTATCTAAAAGTGCTAGAGGCAAATGAGGATGATGCAAACAGTGAGGTATTTATTCAGCAGAAAGTCCTAGAGATATTCTGTGGCATACCCCTAATAGATGCAGTAGACTATAAGATGTCTGATGTAAGAAAGGTATTTAATATAATCACAAGTACACTAAATGGTAAGCCAGAGCTAGTAAGAACTTTTAAGCTAGGGGATACTGAGTTTGGATTCATACCTAAGCTAGACGATATGACCTTTGGAGAGTATGTAGATCTAGACAGTAACTTAGGGAACTGGGATAATATGTATAAAGCTATGGCAGTCCTTTACAGACCTATAAAGCAAAAGGTAGGGGATAAGTATATAATAGAAGAGTATAGAGGGGATGCCTATTACGATGCTATGTTACATACTCCTATGGATGCAGTTATAAGTAGTATGCTTTTTTTTTATCGTTTAGGGATAGAATTGTCAGCAGCTATGACGAACTATTTGGAGGAGGAGGGGACTCTGGAGGACTCGATGCTCTCTCAAACTTCTCTAATAAATGGGGATGGTATCAAAGCATACAAGCACTTGCTGGATTCAACTTTTTAAAAATAGATGAGGTTACTAACCAAAACATACATAAGTGCCTGTATGCTCTAGCCTTTATGAAAGACAAAGCAGAGGTAGAAAGAAAACAAATAAAAAAGAACTTTAAATGACCGCAATAAGACATAGAGGAGCTATAGCCTATTATGATGTACTAGATACACTAAAGGACTTACTCTTATCAGATGTAAACGTTAATACAGTAACTAGGGGAGACATAACCCAAGTGAATCTAAACAAGGCTGACATATTCCCACTGTCTCACATAATGATCAATGGGGTTACTGAGGATGGTCAGACTATGACCTTTAATCTAAGTATCCTATCTATGGATGTGGTTGATTTAAGTAAAGAGGAGACTACTGATATATTTAGAGGTAACAATAATGAGATGGATGTGCTTAATACTCAATTAGCAGTACTAAACAAATTCATACAGAAACTCAGAAAGGGTACGACTCATAGAGAGGGATACCAAGTTGATGGTAGTGTATCTCTAGATGCTTTTAAGGATAGGTTTGAGAATGAGTTAGCTGGATGGTCAGCTACTTTCTCTTTAATAGTAATGAACAATATAGACATTTGTGAGGACTGATAACTTTAAAAAAGAGTTAGAGAAGATACGAGATCAAATAATAAACGACTCTAAAGACAACTTAGCTAAAGAGGGTAAGACTGGTAAGCTATATGAAAGTATAGAGGGTACTCCAGTAAAGAAAAATAAAGATGGTTACTCCTTTGAGATTAAGATGGAGGACTATGGACTCTTTCAAGATCAAGGGGTAAAGGGTGCAGACCCAAGTAAAGTAAAAGGGGGAGACAAAGCTATAAGAGGACAACAAGCTCCTGATAGTGATTATGAGTTTGGTAGTGGTAATATGCGAGGTACTTTTGATGACTTTGCAAAGAGTGTAGGAGACTGGGCAAAGAGACGTAACTTTAGATTAAGAGATGAGAAAGGTAGATTTGTTAGAGGTACATATGAGACAATAGGAAAGATTATAGCTGGAAACATATACAACAGAGGATTAAAGCCTAGTCTATTCTTTACTAATGCTTTTGAGAAAGCACAAAAGGATGTAAGCGGCAAACTAGAGAATGCCTTAAAACTAGATACAGAAAAAATGATTGAAATAAGCACAAAGAAATGAGTAAGATAAACGTAAGGAGTCCATACTACATATATCATAATGCTACAAACCTAAATAGTGTAACTATAGATGTATACATATACACTGGTACACAAGGCAGTAGACCTACTGATCCCACTTACTCCCTATCAACAAACGCAATAGATGATAAGGTTACGTTTGAGATTAGTGAGCTAGTTAAGGACTATTTTGACAATGACTTTAGTGGAGACTATCCTAGTGACAATTACTGGGTAGATTATCAACTGACTGAAATAATAAATGGAATAGAACAAACCCCTTTGACTATGCAGTTACTGACTGGGTTTTATGGATATGGATATTTTGAGGATGGAGTAAACCCACAAAACGATAGTGGACTATTACAAACTAATACAACTATAGTTAAGTTAGATGATGCTCCAGCAGTAATACCAGTAGATACGTCAAAGGCTACACAAGTAACTTACGAGCTGAACGGAGAGCAGATATACACCAAAGCTATTAGTAGCAGTAATGAGAATGACGAGCAAATAGAATACGTTACAAGCGGTGTAAATGGTGCTGATGAGTTTGAGGATAGAGTAATACAAGATGGGGGTACATTTGAGGATAGTGTATGCCTACAAGAATTTGTAGATGACTTTACGCTATTTGATTTTGATACTATTTATGTAGATACAGATGATGGTGTTATTAAGCTAACGGTACAAAATGTAGAGGAGTGTAAGTATCAGCCATATAAGGTAACCTTTATAAATAAGTTTGGAGCATTCCAGGATTTATGGTTTTTCTTAGTAAGCAAAGAAACGCTTAACACAAAAAAGGAAGAGTATAAGCGTAATACAGTAGTAGATGGTAGCTATGCAATAAACAAGCATCAGACTAAAATACTAACTAAGAATGGTAAAGAAAATCTAACCCTAAACACTGGTTACTATCCAGAGGAGTATAATGATGTATTTAAAGAGATGCAACTGAGTGAGGACTGTTGGATAGAGGTAGAGAGTCAAACACTACCCATAAACGTTAGTGGCTCTAACTTTGCATATAAGACTCATCTAAACGACAAGCTAATCAATTACACTATAGAGATAGATTACGCTTACGATACAATTAATAACATACGTTAATGCAGATAATAGAGCTATATATAAACAATACTAAGGTAGATCTGTTTGAGGATGAGAGTGTAAGCATCACAGATAGCATCCAAAACGTTAGGGATATAAGTAAAATATTTACTGCCTTTAGCCAACAGTTTAACCTACCCGCTTCAAAGACCAATAACAAGCTATTTAAACACTATTATAATTATGATATAGATAATGGGTTTGATGCGAGATATAAAGCAGATGCAGTTATAAAGTTAAACGGAGTAGATTACAAGAAAGGTAAAATAAGACTTAATACTGTTGATTTAAAAAACAACGCTCCGTACTCTTATAAGGTTGTTTTCTTTGGGGATACGATAGAGTTAAAAGAGTTGTTAGCGGAGTTAAAGCTAAAGGACTTGTCGTTTGATGAGAGTATGAACTTTATTTATAATTCTGCTAATGTTAAGAGTAGGTTTACTTCTACAACTGCTGATGATATAGTCGTGCCTTTGATTACCCACAGTAAGAGATTTGAGATAGCTAATGATAGCTTATTGAAGTCAATAAATGATGGTAATACATTATTAGATTATTTAGATTTGAAACCCGCTATAAAGGTTAAAAAGATTATAGATGCTATTGAAGCTGACAGTACAATAGGCATAACATTTAGTGGGGATTTCTTTAATAGTGAGGAATTTAATAATCTCTATCTGTGGTTACATAGGAACGAGGGCTATATATCTAACGCTGATGAGGGTGGGGGTATTAAGACAGTAATTAATAGAATACATTTAGTTGATAGTGAGAACTCTTGGGTCTATAACGCAACGGGTTCTGACCAAGATTTAAGACCTTTAGATTTTGCTTATTTACAGAACACAGGATTTTTCAGAGCAAGGTATGAGTTTACTTGGGATATACAAACCGCAAGTACAGACCCTTATACTATTATAGTATCAGACCCTAACGGTACTGTATTAGAGCAAGAATTTAGTAATGGTTCAGACCAAACTATAACTTGGGAAAGTCCTATTGTAGAACAAAACGATTTAAGTAGTCAATTACCTAACCCTTTAAATTATTTATGTAAGGTACAAAGCACCAACACATTTACAATGACCCAAACATTGACTGCAAGGTTACAAACAAGAACTACATTTAATCCAAGCTATACAACCGAACAAACTGCCAATTACGATGCATCTACTGATGATATAGAAAACAAATTCTATGTAGCTGATAATATGCCCGATATGAAAGTCTTTGATTTTCTTATAAATTTATTTAAGATGTTTAATCTAACGGTCTATAAAGAGGATGGTGTTCTTGTTGTAGAGCCATTAAATGACTTTTATAATTCTGGCAAAAGATATGATATTACTGAGTATGTAGATATGAGTCAGAGTAGTGTATCCAAGTTACTACAATTTAAAAACATAATATTTAATTTTAAATCTAAAGTAAGTCAGCTTGTACAGTTTTCAGACGAATTGCAAGGTATCCCTTTCTCAGAGGAGAGTTACGGAAACGACCAATGGGATGGTGGAGACTACAAAGTGGAATTAGACTTTGAAAAAATGATGTACGAGAGATTAACGGATACTCATCAAAACCCACAAGTACTAACCCCTATAACTCAAGGCACTATGTTAGATAAAAAACTTGAGCCAACAATAGGTAAGCCTTTGCTGTTATATTGCGTAAATACTGACCCCGATGATTATATAAAATGGAAAACCGATAATTCTATCCCTACTAATTATAAAAGACCATCACAGATATTTGAAAACGCAAGTAACAGAACATCCTTAAATTTCGGTTTAGAAAATGATGAGTTTTTTCTTCAACCTGTTGGCACTAATTTATTTGAAAACTATTATCAGGATTACGTTGTTGGTCTTTTTAGCCCAAAAGGCAGAAAGCTAAACATAAGTGCATATCTACCGCTACAAATTATATTGAGGTATAAGCTAAACGATAGATTTATAATAAATGGAAGAGCTTATAAAATAAACACTATAAAAACAAACTTACTAACCAATAAAAGCGATTTAGAGCTAATTACTGACTTAATAAGTGTTAGTGATTTAGAGAATGGTATTAACCCTAACGCTCCGAGAGTAGCTCAGCCAACAGTTACAACTAAAGACACAAGTAGCGTGACATTAAGTTGGGATGCGGTTAGTGGCGTTACGGGATATAAGCTATATATAGATGACTTATATGATCAAACCGTATTAGGTACTGCTCATAAGTTTAGTCCTTTAGAAAGTGGCATAACATACAAGTTGGGGGTACAAGCGAGTTATACAAATTTTGATGCACCGATTACAAACACAATAGAAACAACAGACTAATGATAAGAGATATATTAGAGGCTTTAGAGTACGATTTTAGAGGAGAGTACATAGACATAGCTAAAGGCAAATATAAGATGCCAGAGACTATAAAAGAGGGTATACAACAAATTAAGGAGGAGTTATGGCACAACAAGTAGAGTTAAATGTAGTAGCTAATACTAAACAAGCTGAAAAGGCTCTAGAGGGGTTAAATAAAAACCTAGAGCAAGTAGCTGAGGTCGGGGATAGAAACAGAGAGGGTTTTGAGCTACTTGACAAGGTTACTGGTGGATATGCTGGTAAAATCAAAGATTTAGCTGGTGGTATTCTGGGAGCAGTCAAAGGAGCTAAGAGTTTTGTAGGTGCTTTAAAAGGAGTAAAGGGAGCTTTATTAGCTACTGGTGTAGGTGCTTTGGTAGTGGCTTTAGGGACAATTATAGCTTACTGGGATGAGATTGTAGATTTGTTTGATAATGGCACTAAGGCTTTACAGAATCAAGAGAAAGAGCATAGAGACATACTAGCACAGACTGAGCAAGAGTTAGCAGTAGCGGAGAATAACCAAAGAATACTAGAGCTACAAGGTAAAAATACTGCTGCTATAGTAGAGGAAAAAAAGAAACTCATAAAACAACAAATGGCAGAGAATGATCTGCTAGTGGAGAATCTTAAAAACCAATTACAAATACTATTAGCTGAGAAAGAAAGATTCAAGCTATTTAGAGACAAAGAAGAGGAGGCAGAAGAGATAGCTAAGGTAGAGAGAAAATTAATAAAGCTATACTTGATAGACAGAAGCTAGAGATTAATTTATTAAGCATAGAGAAAAAAGCTGATGACGATAAAAAGAAACAAGCTGAGGATGATAGAAAGAGAAGAGAGGATGCCAATAAAAAGAGAAAGGAAGACCAAGAGAAAGCAGATAAAGAAGAGGAGGAAGCTGAAAAAAAGAGACAAGATGCTCTAGAGAAAATCAGACAAGGGGAGATAGATACAGAGGATGAGAGAAGAGCAGAGGAGCTAAAAAAAGTACAAGACCACTATGCGGAGCTTATAGCTTTAGCTGAAACTTACGGACAAGATACCTCAGCTTTAATAGAAGCTCAAGCCACAAAAGAAAGAGAGCTACAAGATAAGTTTGATGATGAGGATAAGGCTAAGCAAGAACAAAAAGAGAAAGAGAAAAAAGAAAAACGAGAGAAAGAGCAAGAAGAGAAAATAGAACAATTAGAGCTTGATAGAGAGTTTGATAACTTAACCTTTGATGAGCAAAGAGCTATACTACAAGCTAGAGAGCAATTACTACTAGAGGATGAGACTTTAAATGAGGAGCAAAGAACTGACTTAGCTGATCAATTCTCAGAAGCTAGACAAAAGATAGCTGATGCTGAGTTTCAGGGTAAGATGGCTGCTGCACAAGGTTATGCTAGTGCATTGAGTGATGTCAGTGGTGTAATAGGTCAAGAGACCGCTGCTGGTAAAGCTATGGCTGCTGCTGCCTCTTTGATTAATACCTATGCATCTATTGCTGGGCAGTTGAAGGCGTTTTCTGGTGTACCAGTGCCAGGATATGCTATAGCTCAAGCTATTGCTACTGGTGCAGTAGGATTTGCTAATGTCAAAAAGATTCTATCTACTAAAGTACCTAACTCTGGAGGAGGCGGAGGAGGTGGTGCTAGTGTAGGCGGTGCTACTCCACAAGCTCCTAGCTTTAATATAGTAGGTGCTACTGAGACTAGCCAATTAGCTGAGGCAATAGGAGAGACCACACAAGAGCCAGTACAAGCGTATGTAGTAGCTAATGACGTTACTACTGCCCAGAGTCTAAACAATAACATAGTAGAGGGAGCTACCCTTTAACAAAATAGAAATTAATAACGTTATAATAGTATGAGAATCGTAGAACTTATTATAGAAGAGGAAGAGGATAGCTTATTTGCTGGTATAGATGCAATTAGTATTGTAGAGCATCCAGCTATAGAGGAAAACTTTGTGGCTCTTAACCAACAAAAGGAATATAAACTAGCAGAGGCGGATACAGATAAAAGATTATTGACTGGAGCTTTACTTATTCCCAATAAAACTATCTATAGAAAGGATGGAGAAGATGAGTATTATATTTATTTCACTAGAGAGACAGTAAGAAAGGCTAGTGAGATGTTTTTAATGAATGGCTACCAAAATAATTCTACTTTTGAGCATAGACTAGAGCTATCTGGTCTTAGTTTGGTAGAGTCTTGGATAGTAGAGGATGAGGTAAAGGATAAAAGTCAGATATACGATATGGACTTACCTATAGGAACTTGGGTAGGTACTATGAAAGTAACGAATGAGGAGGTCTGGCAAGATTTTGTAAAGACTGGTAAGGTAAAAGGCTTCTCAATAGAGGGGTACTTTGTGGAGAAGAGCAAAAAAGAAGAGCTTAGCAAAGAGATAGAGGCTGGTTTAGAGCTACTTAAAATAAAACAGATGATCCTAGAGGCAGAAATGAAGCTAGAATCTTACACAGACTATCCAGAGAGTGCTAGTAACAACGCTAAACGAGCTTTAGAATGGGCAGAGAAAAATGGATGGGGTAGTTGTGGAGAGGCAACTGGTAAAAAAAGAGCATCGCAAATCGCAAACAAAGAGCCTTTGAGCCGAGATACGATTTCTAGAATGGCTAGTTATAAAAGGCATCAACAAAATAAGGATGTACCCTATTCTGAGGGATGCGGTGGATTGATGTGGGATGCTTGGGGGGGTACTTCTGGTATTGAGTGGGCAATTAACAAACTAAAAAAGCTAGACAATGAGAAAAACTAAGTACGAAAAAACCCCTAGTAGAACAAGTCCTAGAAACAGTAAGAGAGGATGTCTATGTAAAGATAATACCTATGACAGAAAGTGTTGTGATGGTAGCTTACTAGCACAAGGGATAGGTAGAGGATAAAAATGCAAAAAAAATTATAGGTACGTTATATTATAAAATTCC